TGCTGAGATGTTACGAACATTATTAATGTCGTTACTATTCATATCGAGGTCATTTTCCATGCTGTTAGGTTCACCAGCTGGATTGTTTCGATATAAAACTTTACTATTTAATTCTGTTTCAATTGCGTCAAAGTTAGTATTTAACGCAGTGGTAGATGCGTATCCTGATGCAATATTGTCAATTGTTATTTTAGCCACGTTTTTTCCTCATTGCTTCTTTTTTAAGATTTGTCTTTGCTGCTATTTTACGTAAATTATTTTTACTATTGTTACGAGGATTACCATCTTTATGGTCTACTTGTCTAGAATCTCCTACTTTTAGACCCGCTTTACGTCTAGCAGTATTTCTTGATGCTCTATCTTTAACTCGTCCTGGTTTCTTTTTCTTTTCCCAGTTAAGTTCTTTCTTGTAATCTCGTTTACCGTTTGTTTGATAAGGCATTATGGTTTATATATTTTATTTTTAAAAGGTGATTTACCTTGAGCTCTTCTTTTTTCTGCTGCTCTTAAACTAGTCTTAGCTAACCCAGAAGATATATTACCTGTAGCAAGAGTATAGTTTAATTCTGTAGGATGTATACCTTTATGAATAGCTGGTCTAAACAAAGCACTTTTAGGTCGTTTAGGGTCCATTCTTTTAGGAACTCCTACTGAGTATTCAGTAACAATATCACCAGGTCTATAAGGATTACGTATTGGTCCTAAATGACCTACACCTTTACGTGTACCATCTAATCTAGTTAAATTATTATTTTTCTTTTTAGTAGTCATTATTTATTCTTTTTCTGAATTTTATATGGTTTTTGACGATAAGAGTGTAGTTTCTCTTGTATTTTTTCTACCCAAAGTTCATCTTGTCGTTGTCTAAATGTATGTCGACTTTTCATAGGATTAGTAGTTTCATCCATTTTAACTGGTTTACTACTTTGACTTAAGTTATGTTGTGTTTTTCTAACTTGTTTGTCTACTTGGTAAAGAACTTTTTTAGGTACTCGTGGTGAAGGTACTTTATAAGACTTAACACCTTCTAATGCTTTATCTACTAATTCTTTAGGAATCTGATTACCTTTGTATACTTTAGTTTTACTAAGTTTAGGTTGTGGTCTTGCAGTAGCAACTCTATATAGTTTACTAGCAGTGTCTGCAATATTAGCTACTTTACCTGGTATGCCTGCTGCGCCTGGTAGTTTACCTGTAGCTTTTAGAGCATTAAAGGCAATACGCATAGCGTCTTTAGTTCCAATTACCCTATTAACTTTAACTTTAGACGCACTTTTTTTAGGCGGTTGAGGCATTTATGTTATATTTTTCCATTCCATAATATTACGCGGTTCTGTTTTAACATTAGTAATAGAACGTGGTTGTCTTGACACTTGTGTTAAAAATACTCCTGTAGCTTTAGGTTGATAAGGTTTAGTTACCATAGGAGCAGGACCACCTGCAGATGTATTATTAGGTGTTTGCTTTGCTTCTTTAGTAGTAACTATAGTTTTGTTTTTTATTGCCTGTCCAAATCCCATATGTGTCTCCTAGTTTACCGCCCTTAGACCTATTCTTTCTAGGTCGTCTTTAAATTGTTGTTTAACTTTTTCGTTTGCTTGGAGTTCTCGTTGTACTTCTTCTTTAGAAGGTCTACCTCGTTTAGGAGCATATCCTTTTTCAATTAGGTACTTTGCAGCTTGTAAACCTTTAGGGTCGTCATCTTCTGCGTGGCGTATAACTGCTTTAAGGTTCTTAGCCTTAATTCTTATATCTAGCTCATCTCTCCACGACTTAATCGCCTCTTGTATTTGTATTGAGGCAGAAACGAGTCGTTGCCAGTGGTCCCACGAGCCAAAAGTATCCAATGCAAATTCGTATTCAAATCCCGGTATGTGGTCGTAAGCCATATACAGTTTCTTGAGAGAGGGATAAGTTTTTCCGTTTTTATTATAATCTCTGTCCTTTAGTGTAAACACAGGCTCTAGGTCAGAGTCTACTAGTTCTACGAATAGCGAATTGGTACGCAGTTTCCCTTGCGAGTCTTTTAAATTTGTAAATTTTGTCATAGGAATAGGAATAAGGTAGATAAATTTCTACCTTACCCTATTATTATACCATACTTTTAAAGATTTGTCAAGCTATTTAATAGAAATCTTTTTAGCTTGTTTTTCTTTAGGAAGATTGTTATGTAATTTGATAGAGAGTATGCCATCAATATACTCAGTATCCAAAACTTCCATTGTATCAGCTAAACCAAATGCTTTTGTAAATTTACGAGTGCCTATACCCTTGTGTAAGTATTTTACGTCTGGTTTATCTTTCTTCTCCCCTTTGATGGTTAACACTCCCTCTTTGATAGAGATGTCTAGCTCACTCTTGAGGAAACCAGCTGTCGCTAGTTCAAGAGTGTAGTCAGTGTCGTTTGATTCTTTAATAACGTTGTGAAACGGATAAGAAGCATCAAAATTATGGAACACATGGTCCATATGGTCAAATAGTCTATCAAAACCCAAAAGGCTTGGATAACTAGTTTTCATAGTTAAAGTCATAATTATCTCCTTTAGACAATAATTAGTTAGTTCTTATTGTGGTTACTTAACTGTAGTTAACATAGTCTAGTAGTTAACACTTAACAGAGAACCACACTGTTAGTAGTTAATCTCTTAACTACACTAATATTATACCATATTTTTAATTATTTGTCAATATGTAATTACCAAAAGTACTGATTGATTTTACTTATAAGCCCTATTTGCAACATTTCTATGAGATATTTTTTTGTTGCAGTTCATTTAACTAAGCATAACCACAGTCCCCCTCTCCGTGGTACCACAATTTACTGGGGTAGGGGTAAATTATTTGCACAGATAGTTGGACAGTGCAGTACAATTTAATACATCTCTGCACTAATTAACTTATTGATATCATTGACCATTGTTATTATATTGAACCTTTCAAAACTAGAACCAATACTAGTTCTGTTAACGTTGTGTTTCGCTTCGGTCTCGTACCTCGTCTCAGCGAGTCCTCCGCAGCCGGACGGCTGACACACTCTTAGGATAGACTAGGTCAACAATCCGTGATAACCATAAGTATCGCATACGAGCTAAAGCTCGTTGCGCCTACTAATGGTTCTAACAGAGCGTTGCCCTAGAACCATAAATGAGTGTGTGCTTCGCTCAATTCAATTAATTTTTATAAGGATTTAACCATGAAAAATTTATTAATACCTATTATAGTTTTACCTAATAATGAATGGCAGTTTTATGACCCTGAAGAAGTAAGTGACTTGCCATATTATGCTGACTGGCACATTACCCGTTTAAGTTTAGATGAATTAAAAAACATTGCTCATCTTCATTACTACCACAGCACTGAAGAAACAATGAATCATTTAAATGATAGTCAGTTAATGAATGTTCTTTCTAAATTAGATATATAAGGAGTTATAACCATGAGTATCTCTCATCATAATACACACGAGTTCGTCGAGTTACGGCACAATGTAACTGGCGAACATATTATCACTGACGAGCTAGACGATTACCATTTCGATATGGGTTATCGTTTCGTTCGTTATGTTCCAAATTCACAGGTGCCTTATCCAACAGTCATCGAATATCAAGAAAATCTTGCTCTCGAACAACTTAAGAATTCACCTGCTGACCCTTACATATACACCGATGTACTTGATGCTAATCAATACACCGATGAATATGGTAACATCATAACATTCTTCTCTGTTAATAACCTTGACAGTGATGGCACTGATAGACGATATGTTAATCAACCAGAAATTTATTAGTGCGTTGTCTGGTTTTTGCCCCTTCTTTCAGTGGGGGGCAAAATCCTCTCTTGATAATATTAACTTAATATAAGGAAATTAAAATGGAAACAAAACAACAAAATGGTAATTTATTAACAGTTCTAAATGAAGTTCGTGAAGCTGGTGGTTATTTCAACAGCAACACTGGTAAGACATATGCACCTAGCAACCTAGTTCAGATTGCTAAGCTTAATACTATTCTCTCTAACATTGCTAATCAATTTCTCAATGCTAAAGATGTTGATGGTAATGTTGCTCCAAATACAGATGGTATTAATCTAGTCAATGCAATCAAGAAAATGGTTGCTGACGACCTCAAGCCAGTCGCACAGATTCATTGCGATGACCAAAGAGAGTATCGTCAAGCTCAGCGTGACAGATGGTCAGCTAAAAATGTTCGTAACTACTCAGAAACAGTAGCAGGAACAGTTACATCGGAGTAACAAATTGTTTCATAAATCAGCAGGGTATAGAAATATATCCTGCTTTTTTTATTGTGTGTTGTTCTTTTTACAAACATGCAAAAAGAACCAAAAACATGTTGGGTTGCTTGCCTTTGTATCTGCACCAATATTATGCATGGTCGGTCATTTCTGCGAGCACCTGGGTTAGTAAACCTAGCAACTTACGGAGGTTTTATGTCTTTTCTTTTACAAGAATATTTAAACATGCTATACTGTTATTACTTTCACAAAAAGTATAAAAAGTATCCAAACCCTAAAGTTTTGACACGAGTTATTTTAGAGTCTCGTATCAAAAGACTAAAAGCAAAACTCTAATTAAACCTAGCAAATTACGGAGTATTCACATGAAAGTAATCGCTATAACCAACAATTTGTTTGATGTGTTTTGGCAAAATGGTTGGGAAAATTGTTGTCGTATTAAAAAACACAAAGGTTCTCTTGTTGTAGTTCGTGCTTGGAAAAAACCACCAAGAGATTTGATTAACGCATTAAAGGATATGAAATCACTATGAATCCAATAACGCTATATAAATTTATGCAAGCATATCCTATGGAAACACATAAAAATACTGACTTGCAAATTACAAAAGATTTGTATTTACGATACAATTATGTAATTACAGAAACTGGTGGTAAACAACAAAATGTTAAATTACTATCCAAAACTTGTGATGCAGATAACGAACAAGTTGGTAAACCACAACAATACCTAGCTAAGTTTGATTGTTATCATACTTATCATGGTTCTAAATGGTATATTCGTAACATTCGTAGTGAATTAATTACTACCTATGCACCACAATTAACTAATTTATCTTTTAATAGTTATGATGGTGGTCGTAATGGTGGTGAGTGGATAGCAGACGCCTTATACTATCAAATGAATCCATTAGAAATTAAATACAAAAATGGTAAATTCAAACGTGGTGTAGGTAGTTGTCTTACTCGTCGTCTTAAAGGCTTTGCATTTAAATCAGATATAACTCAAGCCATATTATATGCTTTGCTTGATGAAGCATATGATAATATGCCAAAGAAAGTTGATGATAAATTCATGGCAGCTCAAGCATACTTATATGAAATGTATAATGTTCCTGTTACTTTGTATAGAGAATGTTATTTAAGTCATGATGTTGCACCAAAAGCTGCGTTTAGAAAACGAAATATTTCTGGTATTAAACGCCAAACACTTAACAATATATTTCCTGAGGACTTTGGTTATATTAAAGCTTCAAACTCTTATCACTATGAAGATATATGGCATTTACCTGATGAAGTATATGTTGAAGGTGAAGTTCTTAAAAAGAATGATGCTAAACTTACAACATGTATATCATGTGGTAACAAAGTATTACATGTGCATACATCTAAAGGTAAGTGTTTAGAATGTTTACCTGTTGACTATAAAGTTCATTCTTATAGTTACAAAGTACAAGAGCACTTAAGTAAACAACATCATTGCAAGTTACCTAAACCAACAGCTCAACAATACATGGGCATTGAGCTTGAGTATCAAGTTGATAATCTCAAGCGTGGCTATGTATATGTTGGTGATATGTTAGGTAAACATGCTCGTATGAAACACGATGGTTCAATTCGTGACCAGGGTTTTGAGATTGTATCTAAGCCAGCAACATACGAGGTTCACATGCCTAAGTATAAATCATTCTTAGACAATCTACCTGAACATATACATCCTCATGCCTCATGTGGCATGCATGTGCATGTGTCTCGTGATTCACTATCACATCTTGGTATTGGTATTATCACTGAGTTCCTTAACAAGAAAGATAATGAGTCTTTCTTAGTTAAGATTGCAGGTCGTAACCCTAATCAGTTTGCAAGAACTAATTCATATTACGATATGAAACTACCATACCAAATGATAAAAGGTAGTAGGGGTGCATATGCTGAACGATATAACTATATTAATCTTGGTAATACAGATACAATAGAGTTTCGTATGTTCGCAACACCAAATAATTACAATGACTTTGCAGTACGTATGCAATTTGTCAAAGCTCTATGTGATTATGCAATGAATCGTCCAGTTGGTTTCAAAGAAGCCATCAATAAATCTAACTTTATTAACTGGGTAGTCAAACAAGGTAACTCTTTCAAAGAGTTAGTTAAATTTATGAAAGGAAATCAACTATGTGCATAGCAATTATGAAACCAGAAGGTAAGATTATACCTAAGAAAACACTTCAACTGTGTTATGAAAATAATCCTAACGGTGCAGGCTTTATGTTTGCACAAGACAAAAAATTAATTGTTAAGAAAGGTTACTTTGACTTTGAAAAATTTTACAAGGCGTATAAAAAACATGAACATCTTAAAAATATTATTCATTTCCGTATCAAAACACATGGTAAAATTAACAAAAGCAATTGCCATCCTTTTAACATTAATAATTCTATTGGCTTCGTTCACAATGGTATTATCTCTAACTACGGTGATGATATCAAGTCTGATACCATAAGATTTAATCAGAAAGTATTACAACCACTTGTTGATAAATGGGGTAACCTTGCATTGTTTCACAATCCTGTTACCAAATTGATTGAATCAACCATTGGTTACAGTAAGCTTGTCTTTCTTGATAGACATAACAATCATCACATCATGAATGAACAGAAGGGTGAGTGGCACAAAGGTGTATGGTATTCTAACAGTAGTTACAAACCTAGACCTAAGATTGATATCACTACTACTAAACCTAAATGGCAAAGTGACTGGCATCAGTCTCACTTTAATTATTATGGTAATCTATATAATATGGACGAGGAGCAAGACAAGCTCGCACTCCCCGCTGCGAGCGAAGGATTGCCTGTAAAAAAGTCACAAATTCAACTTAATGATTTCGTTGAGTTAAAGAAAGATTATATTGATGACATAGGTAATGTCTATTATGAAACTGAATGGGGTGAAGTTGTAGGTATACACAACGATTCAGTTGATTTAATGTTTGATGATGACCCAGTAGGTGGTCTAGAAGTTAGACCAGCCTTTGCATACAATGTTCCACTTGACCAGGTAGAAAGCTATGACTATTCTGATTAAACCTTACAATCAGTATAGTAAATCAGCTCGAGCGTTAGCTCGTGGTGTTGGTGGTAAAATATTAGTTAACAATATACCAAGTCGTAATGACTTAGTAATTAATTGGGGTTGTAGTAGTCTTCCGTTTAGGTCTACTACTGCTGACTTAAACCATCCTAATGCTGTTGCTATAGCAGTTAACAAACTTAAAACACTTAATGCATTGCAAGACAAACCATATTGTTTGCAGTATACCACAGATAAATATGAAGCTCAAGAATACCTGGCAAATTACGAAGTTGTATACGCCCGACAATACTTGACAAAACATTCAGGATGTGGTATAATATTATGTATAGATGAAGATGAAATACCCGACGCTCCATTATATACTGTTGGGTTTAAATCTACAAATGAGTATCGTGTTCATGTGTTTAAAAATAAAATGATTGACATTCAAGAAAAACGTAAGCGTCATGGTGTTAATGTCAATCGTTATGTTCGTAACCATAGACATGGTTGGGTTTTTTGTAGACAAAACATAGACTTACCAGAAATAGTAGCGGAAGCAGCACTAGATGCTGTAGCTACAATAGGTTTAGACTTTGGTGGTTTAGATATTGGTTATGATAAAGATACCAAAGATGTTAAAGTCTATGAAATAAATACCGCTGTTGGTATTGAAAAAACAACAGTGGATAATTATGTTAATGCAATTAGGAATTATTATTATGCGATGTAAAGCTTGTGATAAAGCACTGTCTGATTTTGAATCTACTCGTAAATATCCTCAGTCTGGTGAATATGTAGATTTGTGTAATCAATGTTATGCAACTATACAAGAAGAACTAGAAACAGAAGAACGAGAAGACTTACGTGATGAGTCAGATATTGAATTTAACTTTGATGATATTGACAGTGAATATTAACAACACTGCGCTCAGCTCTGCCAGTGGCAGGACTGAGCTGGTGTTGAATAAACAATTACTTGTTCATTACATACATGGTTACTTCAAAACCGAAACGCATTTCAGTTGCTGATGGTGTTGTCCATTGCATAGTGTATCTCCTTTCGTTAGTAGATTCACTAAATCACTAGAGAGCACAAGCAAGTCTAGCTTGAAGTGTGTTTCAATAGAACGATTTTTCATTCTATATAATATTATACCATATATTATGGTATTTGTAAATAAGGATTATCATGAGTTTTCTACGCCATCTACCCTGTCCTAAATGTAACAGTAAAGATAACTTAGGTGAGTATGATGACCATTACTTTTGTTTTGGCTGTAAGTATTATCATGCAAAAGACGATGTATTTTCACTACGTAAACGTATAAACAATCAGCATAAGAAGCAATCTACGGAGACAGAAATGTTAATCAATGTAAAAGATATTCCACAGAAAGCAATGAAGTGGTTATTGAAGTATGGTATTACACCAGATGAGATTAAAAAATATAAATTTTCTTGGAATCCCATACGTAATATGCTAGTGCTATTAGAAACTAAAGACTACTGGCAAGGTAGAAACTTTGGCTTTGGTCCTAAGTATCAATCCAATGGTAACAAACCCTTGACAATATACGGTAATGGTGATATAATAGTATTAGTAGAAGATGTTTTATCAGCTGTTAAAATAGCTAGATTACGAAATGAGTTCTGCTCGCTCCCCTTGCTTGGCTCCTCTGTGAGCAAGCAAGTTGAGCATCGCCTTGTTAAATTAAATAAACCTGTATATGTCTGGCTCGACAGAGATAAAGCAGTGCAAGCTGTTCGTATTAAGAACAGACTTAAGTCACTGGGTTTGAATAGTAAAGTAATAGTTACTAACTTAGACCCTAAAGAATATAACAAATCGGAGTTAATAGTTTGGTTGAAGAGCAGATAATAAATCTATTTTGTAAAGATAGATTATTATATAATAAATATTTTAAATATGTTAGTCTTAATTATATTAAAACTAATTACAATAATATTTATAAACTATTTATGAGTATTGATAGTTACTATAGTAAATATAAAGACAAGACTACTATTAGTAAATCAGAACTAGATATAGCATATAATAATAGTTATCTATTACAAGAACAAGAACGTAAAGAGTTAACAGACTTAGTTACCAGAATCATAGACCAAGAGCCTGTCAATCAAGATGCTATTGTTGACTTGTTAGAGCAACATAGGAAACGTAGTTTGTCTGGTGACATAGCTCGTATTGCTCTTAATGTAGAAGATGGTAGTCAGTCCGTTGATGAATTAGTTTCAAAGTTTAAAGAGTTTGAAGTTAAAGAAATTGATAGTGATATCAATTATGTAAACATGGACTTAGATGATTTGTATCAAGAACAGTTTCAAAAGCCTGGCTTACGCTGGCGTTTGAACTGGTTAAACCAATCGTTAGGTTCATTACGTCAAGGTGATTTTGGTTTTCTATTTGCTAGACCTGAGACAGGTAAGACTACTTTCTTAGCTAGTGAAATAACTTGTATGATACAACAAACAAATGGAGATATACTATGGTTTAACAACGAAGAACAAGGTAGAAAAGTAGCAACTAGAATTTATCAAGCATTATTTGGTGTAGATATTAGAACTTTATTCGGAGAGAAACGTGAAAAATATAGAGCAAAGTATCATGAAGTAATTGGTAATCGTATTAAAGTATTAGATTCAGAAGACAGTAGTCATTACAAACGTATTGAAGAAGTATTAGAAGCAAGTAATCCTAAACTTATTATCTTTGACCAGATAGATAAAATACGTGGATTTAAAAGTGATAGATATGACTTAGAGTTAAAACAAATATATCAATGGGCTCGTGAGTTAGCTAAGAAGTATGGTCCAGTAATAGCCGTCAGCCAAGCATCAGGCGAGGCTGAGGGTAAATTGTGGTTGACAATGGATATGGTTGACAGTAGTAAAACAGCAAAGCAAGGCGAAGCAGATTGGATATTAGGTATAGGTATGGACCACGATAACACAAGTCGTCGTCGTTATTTTAATATTTGTAAAAACAAATTGATTGGTGATGAAGACTCGTTACCTGACATGCGTCATGCGCAAGGTCAGATATTAATTAAACCAGACATTGCAAGGTACGAAGACATATGAGTTACTTAGTATTAGATGTAGAAACTACAATTAGTAACAAAGGTAATCCATTTGACAAATCAAATAAACTATGTTACGTTGGACTATCAGGTAATAAAGTTTATGATATCGAGTACTCCGACGAACCCTACAAAGAAAAGCTAAGCCTGATACAGCAGGCAATTGATGATGCCTTAGTACTTGTAGGGTTCAATATTAAATTTGATTTGCATTGGTTACGTAACTATGGAATTAAGTTTAAAGGTAAACGTATATGGGATTGTCAGTTAGTTCACTTCATACTAACAGGACAACAGAATCCATACCCTAGTCTTAATGATGTAGCTAGTTATTACAAATTAGAAAGTAAACTAGATGAAGTTAAAGAACAATATTGGAACAATGGTATTGATACTACTGAGATACCAGCTGACATACTAGAAGCTTATTTAATTCAAGATGTTAAATTGACAGAACAAGTTATGGCATGTCAGATGAAAGAAGTTAATAAAAGACCAGAACTCAAACGGTTGATTAGCTTACATAACCAAGACTTATTGGTATTAGAAGAGATGGAATACAATGGTATCCGCTATGACTATGACCAATCTAAAGAACTTGGTGAACAATTGCAAGGAGAAATAGATGCGTTGGATAAAGAACTTTATAGATATCATTTACATAGTGAGTTTAATCCCAATTCTGTTGACCATTTATCTGCTTTTCTATACGGTGGGAACATTAAATACCGTGTTCAAGTTGCCATTGGAAATTACAAGACTGGCAAAAGAAGTGGTGAAATCAAATACAAATGGGAAGAACAAATCAAAGAACTCCCCCAAAGAGTAAAACCTTTACCTAATACAGCGTTAGCTAAAGAAGGTCTTTACTCTACGGATGAGAAAACTCTTCGTATGCTTAAGGGTAACAAAGAAGCTATGGAGATTCTTGAGATTATACTTAAACGTAGTACTCTTGAGAAACGTAAATCAACTTACTATCAAGGTTTATGTAATTTGATTGACGAAAATAACTGGACTAAAGGAGATATACATGGACAACTTAACCAGTGTGTCGCAAGAACAGGTCGACTGTCAAGCAGTAAACCAAACTTACAAAACTTCGACGGAGAAATCAAATCCCTCTTTACCAGCAGATACCCAGCAGAATCAGTGCAAGCGGTATCTGGAAACATGTGATTGTGTTTAGGAATAAATATGACAACATTAACTAAACAAGAAGAACGAGTATTAACTTATCTCCAAGAACATACTGAAATCAATCCATTAAGTTCTTGGCAACACTGTGGTGTATACAGACTTGCAGCTGTTATACATAAATTAAAAACTAAAGGATACGATATCCTTGCAAGTAGAAAAACAACTCTTAATAGATTTAATGAGCATTGTTCTTTTGCTACTTATAGTTTAGGAGGCACTAATGAAAGAAGTTCATAAACATAATATACTTTTTATTGTAGTATTATTTATTATATTAAGTTTAATGTATTTATCAGGTCATCATAAACATCATGTAAATACAAATAATGAACCATGGTCATCTTCTGTTAAATATGATATTGTTATAAAAGATGAACAAGGTAATATATTACATAACTATGGTGAAGCAGACTTAGGTGGTATAGATTAATGTTATTACAAGCTGACGCAAGGCAACTCGAGATGGTAGCCGCAGCATATTTATCTCAAGACAAAGTAATGATACGTGAGATATGGGATGGTGTAGATATGCATGCAGATAATCAACTCAAGCTTAACCTGCCATCTAGATTAATCGCCAAGACATTTGTCTTCAGGCTAATCTATGGTGGCTCTGCGTTTAGCTATGCTAATGACCCAAACTTTACACATGTAAGTAAAGACGAAAACTATTGGCAACATGTCATTGATACATTCTATCGTAAGTATCGTGACTTAAACTTATGGCATAAAGATATTGTACACAAAGCTACTCGTGATGAAAAACTAGTAATGCCAACTGGTAGAACTTATTACTTCAAACCAGAAGTAACTAAGTTTGGCAAAGTCAAGTATCCTCGCACCCGAATCCTTAACTATCCAGTGCAAGGATTGGGTGCTGACTTGATGTCCATAGCCCGTGTATCTTTGTACAATAACTTACTAAACAAACCAGGTATTAAACTAGTTAATACTGTACACGATTCTATCATACTTGACTTCGATGAAAATGTATGGTATAATAATAGTATAGTAAAGATAGTTGATACTTGTTTTAATAATATACCAACTAACTTTGCTAAGTTATTTGGTAAAACATTTAACCTTCCCATGAGAGTTGAATGTCAAATCGGACCATCATGGGGCAACATGGAGATTGTAGAATGCAATTAAATATTATTGATGTAGGACAACCTAACACTCATGCAGCTGCGAATGGTCGCAGTTACCAGTCATTAGAAGTAACATATAAAAATGACAATGGTCAAGTGCAAGGTAAAAAACTTATGTCATTCAGTAATCCAGCTGTATTCAAAGCTGCGCAAAATTGGCAAAAAGGTGATGTAGTTAATGTAATATCAGAAAAAGATGTTAAAGGTTATTGGCAATGGACAAGAGTATTAGGTGACGGTGAAGAAGCACCAGCTGTTCAACAAGCCAGTGCGTCAGTCAGTGCCTCTGGTAAACCACAACAAGCTACAAGAGTTACAGGTAGTAACTATGAGACTAAAGAAGAACGTGCTGAGCGTCAAGTACTAATCGTTCGTCAGTCATCATTGTCTAGTGCTGTAGCTACATTAGCAATTGCTGGTAGCAAAGCAACAGCTAATGATGTAATTAGTTTAGCTAAATTGTATGAAGGTTATGTATTTGGTGGTAGTGATGAACAAGCACACGAACCAGAACCATTTGCTGACATAACAGATGATGTATCTATTCTATAATGCAAGCACTGATTGACCAAGATATCGTAGCGTTTCGTTGCTCAGCTTCGGCTGAGAACGAACCGTTGCACATAGCAATCTACCGCACTCAAGAACTCTTTGACCAAATCTTAGAGAAGACTGGTGCTGATAGTTATCGTGCTTTCTTTAGTGCTAAAAAGAATTTCCGTAAGGATATATATCCAGAGTATAAAGCTAATCGTACAGCACCTAAACCTAAACACCTTGAAGATGTAAGAGAGTGGTGCTTTGAAGAGCTTAACGCTGAATATGCTCCTGAAACACTAGAAGCAGACGACGCTCTTGGTATCAATCAAACAGAGAATACTATTATCTGTAGTCTAGACAAAGACTTATTACAAATTCCTGGTCGTCATTTTCAATGGGAAATTAGTGGTAAAGGTTGGAGTAAACCTGATACATTCATTGAACAGACAGAGTTAGAAGGTTTAAGATTGTTTTATGAACAATGTCTTAAAGGTGACAAGTCTGACAATGTCATGGGTATTGAAGGTATTGGTGATAAGAAAGCTAAAAAGTTATTAAAGACAGCAAGTAGTGAAACTGAAATGATTACTATATGTCAAGATATGTATGGTAATGATGATGAGTTTCTTATGAATGCTAGTTGTTTATGGATACTTAGAGAAGAAGGTAAGTTTTATCAGGAGAGGTATGAACAGTTTCAGAAGTAAGTTTGAAAAGAAGATGCATACTATTCTAACTAAAGCTTTCCCTCGTGTTAAGTATGAACCAGACAGCTTTGCTTATATACAACCTGCTATTAAACGTAGCTATACACCTGACTTTCGTATGAAACGTAATGTGTATATTGAAACTAAAGGTAAGTTAGACCTAGCAACACGACAAAAGATGGTATGGTTTAAGGAATGTAATCCTAATATCTGTATCATCTTTTTATTTATGAACCCTAGCAATAAGATAACTAAGCGAAGTAAGACAACATACGCAATGTGGGCTGAAAAGAATGGTTTCTTGTGGTTAGATGCACGTAAGGATTTTGTTAATGATTATAAAAAACTTAATACAAAATGATGATGGGTCAGTAGACTTTGATTTCCAAGTTGATGCAAAAGAAAATGAATTCTTGCTAGACTTTGCTATTAAAGAACTAATCCGTCAAGGCATTATTAAAACACAAATCGATGAGCAGTTTGAAATGAATGCTCAACAAGAACTAGAGTTTGAACTTAAAGAAGGAAAACTACAATGAAACATATGGTAATACCAGATACGCAAGTTAAGCCAGGTATTAAACTTGACTACTTACGTTGGATAGGACAATATGCAGTAGAGAAAAAACCTGATGTTATTGTCCAGATAGGAGACTTTGCAGACATGCCTAGTCTCAGTAGTTATGATACTGGTAAGAAATCGTTTGAAGGTAGAACGTACAAAGCAGATATTAATGCTGCTCGTCGTGGTATGGAAATGCTAATGCAACCTATCTTAGAAGAACAAGATAGGATGCGTAAGCTTAAGAAAAAAGTATGGCGTCCTAGACTGGTATTAACATTAGGTAACCATGAAGATAGGATTACTCGTGCTGTTGAGTACGATAGAAAATTAGAAGGTCTTGTACAAATTGAGGATTTAGAATATGAAAAGTATGGTTGGGAAGTGCATCCATTTCTTGATGTTGTTTGTATCAATGGTATTGCTTATTCTCATTACTTTGCGTCTGGAGTCATGGGTAGACCTATTACTTCAGCCCAAGCTTTGCTAACTAAGAAACATATGTCATGCTTTGCAGGTCATCAGCAAGGTAGAATGATAGCTTATGGTCGTAGAGCAGATGGTAAAGAAATGACAGCAATCATATCTGGTAGTTGTTATTTACATAATGAAGACTATTTGTCATATCAAACTAATGTACATTGGCGTGGTATTTATATGTTACATAATGTGACTGATGGTTCGTTTGATGAGATGGCTGTGTCATTAGATTATCTAAAAGGTAAGTATAAAAAGTCACAGAAATCTCTTGACAAATCCTAATTTTTATGGTATAATATTATGGTACAAGCAAGTAAAAAACAAGTTAGTGGTAGTCACTACAAAGATTTTAAAATACAACCTGTGCAGTTTATCCATGATAACAACATAGGTTATATAGAAGGTAATGTAATTAAGTATGTATGTAGATGGCAACATAAGAATGGCATTGAAGATTTAGATAAAGCTATTCATTATCTACAACTACTGAAAGAATTGAATGAATGACAAAGTTTGAAGATGTAAGATTTAATTCAAAGTCTAATAACAAAGACTATGATGACAACTATGACAAGGTCTTTAAGTCTTGTCAACATTGTGGTATGGTACAGACTGATAGCAACAATGTTTTATGTCAGTCCTGTGGTAATATATGGAAAGGTCGGTCATTATAACATGTCGCTAACATTCAATGAACTATGCGAGGAACTCGCTAAACTAGACGAAACTACTCTTTTAGAAGTACTTGACATCACTTCTGATGAATTAGTCTCTCATTTTCAAGACAAGATTGAAGATAACTACGATAAGATTGCCCATCTTATTGATGCAGAACACGAGGATACGATAGATTATGACACATGATTTACCCACGGTATACCAACAAGTAATTGGTATGTCAAGGTATGCAAGATACCTACCAGAAAAACAAAGACGAGAAACCTGGACAGAAACTGTAACTAGACTTACAGATTACATCCTACAAAAATGTCCAGAAATTCACAAACAACTCCCAACAATTAAACAATCTATACTTAACCTAGATGTTATGCCATCTATGCGGTTAATGATGACTGCTGGCGAAGCATGTGAACGAGACAACATAGCAGCTTACAACTGTAGTTATTTAGCTGTTAACAACAAACGTGCATTCTCTGAATGTCTATACATTTTAATGAATGGTACTGGCGTAGGCTTTAGCTGTGAACGACAAGACATTACTAAATTACCAGAAGTACCAGAAACTCTTAAAGACTGCGATGACATTATAGTTGTCGAAGATAGCAAATTAGGCTGGGCAAAGGCATTTAAAAAGCTTCTAAGCACACTTTGGGAAGGAGACATACCTACCATAGACTTTACTAAAGTACGCCCTGCAGGAGCTCGTTTAAAGACATTTGGTGGTAGAGCTTCAGGACCAGAACCACTTAAACGTCTGTTTGATTTTGTAGTAGATACCTTTCATCAAGCTCGTGGACGTAAACTAAACTCTATTGAAGTACATGATATTATGTGTATGATAGGTGAGATTGTAGTTGTAGGAGGTGTTAGACGTAGTGCACTAATATCATTATCTAATCTTACTGATAAACGTATGCGTGAAGCTAAAATAGGTGCTTGGTATAATGAACATCCTTGGCGTGGTTTAGCTAATAACTCAGTAGCTTATACAGAAAAACCAGATGTAGAAACATTCATGGAAGAATGGTTATCTTTAGTTAAATCTAAATCTGGTGAACGTGGTATCTTTAACAGAGTTGCAGCTCAAAAACAAGCAGCTAAATGGAATAGACGTGATGAAGATATATCTTATGGTACAAATCCATGTAGTGAGATTATTCTTCGTGATAAACAGTTCTGTAATTTAACAGAAGTAGTTGTACGTGCTAATGATACAGAAGAAACTCTTAAACAAAAAGTTAAAGTAGCTACTATTCTTGGTACTATTCAATCAACATTAACTAACTTTCAGTTTTTATCTTCTGAATGGAAAAAAAATACAGAAGAAGAAAGACTATTAGGTGTCAGTTTAACTGGCATTATGGACAATAAATTAACATCAAATCCTGACCCTAAGATGTTAGAAAGGCTAAGAGATGAAGCAAGAAAAACAAACGAAGACCTGGCTAAGACACTCGGAATACCAGCGTCAGCAAGTATTACATGTGTTAAACCTTCTGGCACTGTTTCTCAGCTCGTTGATGCTGCTAGCGGTATTCATGCTCGTCATAACGACTACTACATCAGACGAATCAGAATGGACAAAAAAGACCCAATCTATAACTACCTCAAAGAAAACGGAGTCCATGTAGAAGATGAAACATTTAGACCAGACTCAACTGCTGTATTTAGTTTCCCTATTAAATCTCCTAAAGGAGCTATTACCAGGAATGATAAAACAGCTTTAGAACAACTAGACAATTGGCTTATCTATCAACGCCATTGGTGTGAACACAAACCATCTGTAACTATCTCAGTTAAAGATGAGGAATGGATGGAAGTAGGCGCATGGGTATGGAAACACTTTGATGAAGTATCAGGTATATCTTTTTTACCATACTCTGACCATTCATATCAACAAGCACCTTATGAAGATTGTAGCAAAGAGGACTATGAAGCTTTATCCAAAGAAACACCAGACTCTATTGATTGGGAAAACTTTATAGAATTAGACGACAATACTATAGGACAACAGACACTAGCTTGTACAGCTGGTCACTGTGAAATATAATGATAACTGAGTTTGTATTAATATTAAGTTTAGTAGGAAACTTTGGTTCTGCTGAAAAGTATGAGGCTACCTTTAGTAGTTGTAAAGAAGCTAGTGAATACTATGAAACTTTTTATAGAGGTAAAAAAGAATATAATGGATATAGATGTATCAGAAAGGATTTGGTTGTAG